AGATAAAGACTTCCATCAAGGATTATCTCCGTGCGAATTCAAATTTCACGGACTATGATTTTGAGGGATCTAATCTGTCAACTATTCTTGATACGTTAGCTTACAATACGTACATAACCTCATATAATGCCAATATGGTATCTAATGAGGTATTCATTGATAGTGCCACGTTAAGAGAGAATGTGGTGTCTCTAGCACGTAATATAGGGTATGTACCGCGGTCCAAGAAAGCTTCTGCTGCAACAGTTTCTTTTACAGTAAATGTTTCAAACACCACAGCTGTAGCAGTAACACTTAAGGCTGGTGCAGTGATGTCATCTAGGTCAGTTGGTGTGAATAGTACGAAGAATTTTATATTCTCAATTCCAAATGATATTACGGTTCCGGTTAACTCTTCTGGATTTGCAGACTTCTATAACATCGAGATATATGAAGGAACATATGTTACACAAACATTTACTGCCGATAGTGCTAATGTAAATCAGAAATTTGTATTACCTAACTCTGGTATTGATACTGATCTGTTATCGGTTGTCGTAAGAGATACCCAAGAATCAACCGTAACCAGAAAGTTCGAACTATTCAATAGTTTGTTTGATGTTACTGCATCTACTAGAGCATACTTTATTCAAGAGATTGGGCAAGAAAGATACGAATTATTATTTGGTGATGGTATATTTGGTATCAAGTTAGATAATGATAATTTTGTTGAAGCAAGTTATATCATTACCAATGGAGAGTCTGCGAATAATATTAATAAATTTGCATTTATAGGTAATCTAAAGTCTAGTTCTGGAGATACGATTAGTTCTGGAGTATCGATTGTAACTACTGAAATATCTTCTGGTGGTGGTAAACCAATCGAATCTATTGATTCTGTCAAGAAGTATGCTCCTCAAATCTATGCGTCACAGAATAGAGCTGTTACTGCTGCTGATTATGAAGCATTAATTCCACAAATTTACCCTGAGGCAGAATCAGTTTCAGCGTTTGGTGGTGAGGATTTAACCCCACCTTCATACGGTAAGGTATTTGTAAGTATTAAACCATATAATGGTGTCTTCTTATCAAGTGATATCAAACAAAACTTACAACAACAGATGAGGAAATACTCTGTTGCTGGTATTCTATCTGAGATTGTTGATCTAAAGTATTTGTATATCGAACCAAACTGTAAGGTATACTACGATTCCAATTTGGCACCAACTGCATCATTTGTTCAAAACCTAACTACAACCAATATTGTTAAATATTCTGAATCGTCGGATGTCAATAAGTTTGGTGGAAGATTCAAATACTCCCGATTCCAAAAGGTAATTGATCAAAGTCACGAATCAGTAATGTCAAACATTACAAATATTGATATCAGAAGAGACATCAATACCCAACTGAATACTTTTGCTGAGTATGAATTGTGCTTCGGTAATCGGTTCTATATAAGAAACCACGGACATGGTGCAAACTTTAATGGAAATCTCGTTGGGTACAATATCAAATCATCCGGTTTTACTGTCAGTGGTATTAGTGGAACTGTATACCTCGGTGATAGTCCGGTTGGTAATTTAAGTAAAGGAACGGTATTTCTATTCAAACTGAAATCTTCGTCAGAACCATATATCGTAAGACAGAATGTAGGTACAATTGATTATGTTAAGGGTGAGATTAGACTTAACCCAATTAATATTATATCAACACTGGTCAACAGAGGAACTCCTCTAATCGAAGTTTCTGCATCTCCATACTCAAATGACGTGATTGGTCTTCAAGATCTCTATCTACAATTGGATGTAAATAATACAGTAGTTAACGTTGTTGCTGACAATATTTCTTCTGGAAATGATGTATCAGGAACCAACTATATTGTTTCCTCTAGTTACGGTTCTAACGTTTTAGTTAGGGGTCAGTCCATATTTCAAACTGAAGTAGATTCTACATCTACATCACCTACACAACCTACACCATCTACTCCGTATAATACGACGAGTAGAGCATCTACTATAAGTAGAAGAGCCAGTTCATCACCATCTTACTAATAAGAAGTCAGAATACAAATGACAGTAGATAGAGTTAAATTTCAAGAAATCGTTGAAAGTCAACTCCCTAGGTATGTTAGGGAAGACTTTCCTCTACTAGGCGATTTCATTAAACAATATTACATCTCTCAGGAATTTGAAAGTGGTCCTATTGATGTCCTCAATAATATTGATCAGTACGTAAAAGTAGATCAATTATGTGATGTTGTTGATTCTACTAAACTTATTGGTTCATTAAATACTGCTGATAATACTATCGTTGTAAGTTCTACTGAAGGATTTTCTGATAATAATGGTATCATTCAAATTGATAATGAAATTATATTCTATCAATCCAAAACCTCAAATACCTTTGTAGAATGTTCTAGAGGTTTTAGTGGAGTTACAACATATATTACTTCTGGTTCACCCGATGAACTGACATTTTCTTCAACAATTGCAGAATCTCACTCTACAGATGCGACTGTTAGGAATTTAAATATAATTTTTCTCAAAGAATTTCTCACTAAACTCAAAAGACAGGTAACTCCGGGGTTTACTGATAGAAATTTCTATACGGGATTAGATAAAAGAAACTTTATAATAAACTCTGACAGTTTTTATAAGTCAAAAGGTACGGAACAATCCTACGAAATACTCTTCCGAGCACTATATGGAGAAGATGTAGAACTTATTCGTCCATCAAAGTTTCTTTTTACTCCATCTAATGCAAATTATAAGGTCACTAAGGACTTTATTGTAGAACAACTTCAGGGCGATCCTCTCGATTTAAAGAATCTTACGATATATCAAGACTTAACTGGTGCTAGAGGGTCTGTTACTAACGTTCAACAGATACCTTATGAGAATTTTCAGTTCTATCAGATTAGTATTGACTCAGGTTTTTCCCGAGATAGTGATGTAAGTGGTTCTATCTATGGACAATTCAAGCCAAATCCACTCACAAAAGTTCTAAATGATGTAAGTGTTGGTTCAACTATCATTGATGTTGACTCTACAATTGGATTTCCCGAGTTTGGTAGTCTTAGTATATTAGATATTGACGATAATGAGGTATCTATTGCATATAGTGGTAAGACTTTAAATCAATTTTTTAATACAAGTGGAGTTATTGGCAAAATTGTAAAGAAAACTGACCTGACTTTAGATACATATTCGTATGCATACGTAGGTATTGACACCACTAATCAAGTAAGAGTCAGATTTACTGCCGCAGTGAAGGATTTTATCCCTAATGGACCAAATTATTACTATAAACCGCACGATACTATAGAACTGAAGTCTCTTGGATTGGAGTCCGGGACAAAAAAAGCAAATAATTACGTCTTAAATGTAAAAACTAACTGGGATGTTATAGAATCTAGTGTTATTGATGCAAATGCCTTTGTATATGAATTTAAATTTGCAAAAGATCACTTTTTAAGAGAAGGTTATACCGTAAGATATGAGAATTTCGATGGAACTTACTCTATTTTTGGTACAGTTTCTAGAATTGTTTCTTTGCAAGAAATTAGAGTAACTTTTTCACAGCAAATTAATCTAAAAGGTCAGTTTGTAATCGAAAATCAGACATTGAAAGGTGAGTCTCAGCTTTATCCTTACCTGAATAGTTATATTGCAAACGTTCAAAACACATATTCTAAGTATAATGATGATCTAATCATTGCATCTAACTCTATTGCAAAATATAATGACATTGAAACCGATCCATATGACAAAAAAATAACTTTTAGTGCAAATCTTCTTTCGACAGACAATCTTAAATTACCGACTAACCCCACATCAAGACCTGATCATGGGTATTACACTGGTGATGCAGTGTATTTTACCTCTGCAGGAAATGGTTTTGAGAATATGCCATCGGCATCGTATTTTGTTTTTAGAGTTGATGAGGAGACTATTAAACTTTCTAGAAGTAAAGCAGACTTATCTAGAAAAATCTATATCACATTCAATGGTTCTGTAGTCAATGCATCTATTGCTTATCTAGATTTCTACGATAAAGCCATAGAACCTCAAGGTCTGTATAGACAGATTTTAACACCAATCAATGATGATAAGGATTATAATACTAGAGCCGGTCATATCGGCATGTTTGTCAATGGCGTTGAACTACTGAACTACAAGGCACAAAGTAGTGTTTATTATGGTGCAATCAATAATTTGTCCATGACCGCCGGCGGTGGTGGATATGACATTATTAGTCCTCCATTATTGGTAATTAAGGACGAAGTTGGATATGGTGCCACCGGATTCTGTAATGTAAAAGGATCACTTATAAGACTTGATGTCATAGATCCTGGTCTTGGTTATTACGAACCTCCCACAATATCTATTAGTGGTGGTAATGGGTTTGGTGCTCAAGCCGAACCAAGAATGATTTCAATCAAACATGAAAATTCATTCTTTTCAGATTTTCCTAATCAAGTCGATCTCGTCAATAATACAATTACTTTCCCAAGCGACCATAAGTTTTTAGATGGTGAACAGATAATCTATGAACCAAGAGGGACCGAAATTATTACGGGACTTACCACTGGGGGATCGTACTATGCTCGAGTTACTAGTCAAACTGCAATTAAACTTCATATTACTGAGGGTGATGCATTTGTTGGTATTAACACGGTCAATCTTAGGAAATATGGTTCCGGCACACAATACTTTGTTGCATCAGATCTAAAACAAGTTGTATCTTCTGTCGTAATTACTGATCCAGGGCAAAATTACGAAAATAAAAGAAGAACGATTCCTACCGTAGGTGTTAATACAGTATCTGATCAAATAGAGATTGTAAATCATGGGTACGAATCAAAAGAAATTGTAAGATATACAAGACCTGAGACTGGAGATAGGATTATTGGTTTGACTGAAACCGCCGATTACTATGTCGTTAAAGTTAATGACGATGCGTTCTCATTGACAAAGGTTGGAGTAGATCCCGTTGCAACAGATTATTACTTTGACAACGGTATTATCATTAACTTTAGTAATGAAGGATTGGGTTCTTTCAACTATCCACCAATTACAGTAACCGTTGAAGGTGCAGCAGCATCTTACGATAAGACATTTGTTGAAGATTATCAGGAACTCTTTATAATCGAATCCCCGATTGAAGAAAATATTACGACTCCTGTGTTCGTTCTTGCCTGGACAGATACTGAAGCAGAGATTACAAATAACGGTACAGTACAAGATCAATTCTTTGTAGAGGTAAATGAGGGTTCTAACTGGTTGATTAGTGATGATCCGTTCATCGGTAATATTCTTTTGTATGATGCCAAACTCCAACCAATTTTTAGAGGGTCTATCGAGACTATTGACTTAACTTTAAATGGTGTTGGTTATGGTTCTTCGGATATTGTCGATTTCGTAAGACAACCAGAAATTACATTTGCTGCCGGAACTAAAGCAAAATTGACTCCTATCGTCAACAATGGAAAAATTGTAGAAGTTGTTGTTAATACTCCGGGTAGTGGGTATAATTCTCCACCAGATCTGCAGATTGTTAGTGATACTGGTAACTATGCTGTTTTAATTCCAATTATTGAAAATGGTTCTATTAAAAATATAATTATATCAAAAAGTGGTACTGGTTATGCCTTTGGTAAAACTTCGGTTAATGTAATACCATCTGGTGGTGGTGCTAGAGTAAATGCAAATATTCAGGCTTGGAATATAAACTTGTTTGAAAAGAATTTTAATAATATACTCGATGATGATGGTGTTATTGAAGAAAATCTTTCTAATAAGTCACTACAGTATTGTGCTACATATCTACCTAGGGCTCTTCGCAGATCTTTGAATGTAATCAATGGATTTGATAAAAACAATGAACTGTATGGTACTTTTGACTTGAGTTTTGACCCGCAAACTGGTGGAGAAGTTAATAACACTTATCACTCACCTATTGTTGGATGGGCTTATGATGGAAATCCAATCTATGGACCATACGGATTTAAGAATATTGACGGTACTGGTGACATTTCACGAGTGACATCTGGTTATAAATTACAAAAAGTTCAAAAGGGTAGACCTCCATATAGTTCATTCCCGAATGGATTTTTTGCCAATGACTATATTTTTACTGGAGATGGTGATCTAGATATTCATAATGGAAGATTCTGCGTAACACCGGATTATCCAAATGGGATATACGCATACTTCTGCACTATCTCTGAAGGAAATGATTCTGGTGGTCCTTTCAATAATTATAGAAGACCAGTATTTCCATATGCAATTGGTGACACTTACAAGTCAACACCTATTGCATTCAACTTCCTAGCAAGGTCTAATCAGACTGACTACGACATTGAAGGTAAAGGTTGGTTTAGAAATACTAAGTATTACTATACAAATGGTGGCCAGAGTGGATATGATTATATTTTCAATTCAAATACGGTAAGAAAACAAACTATTGATGTTACTGCAACATCTTCGGGATCCGTTGACTCCGTTAGAATCTTTGATCGTGGTAGTGGTTACCGAGTTAATGACAGGGTTATATTTAATAACACTAAAACTAGTGGTAGTAATTTAAATGTTAAGGTTTCGCAGGTTGGTGGTAAAAAAGTAGACGCAGTAAGTCTTGCAACAACTTCTATTGAAGATGTTGAGATCTATTCAAATACTGATTCTAATCAATTTGTTGGTCTAACTTCGGTACCACATAATTTTCTTCCGGGCAACATCATCTTCATCGATGGTCTCTCTAAGACGTATAAGAACCTACAGGGTTCTTATAGTGTTGGTGTAAGTAGTGACAGATGGTACACTTCTTTAGGTATCTCTACAGGACCTGTAACGGGTATTGTGACTTATGTGTATGTGTCTGGTTCACTTGACGAATCTATTGTAGCACCCGATGATATTTTAAGAATTGACTCGGAAAAACTTAAAGTTCTAAACATTGATAAAACTTCGAGCAGAATTCGAGTTTTGAGAGGTTACGATAATACTTTTGCTGTTGTACATAATGCTGGCAAATTAGTTCGAAATGATCCCAGAAAACTATCATTTACTGCAGCAGGTATTGTTACTACAAAAGAACTAATAACTAATAGACAACTTTATTTTGAACCAAACGAGTCAATAGGTCTTGGTACTGAAACTGTTGGTACTGCAACAACATTAGTTTTTGCTAATCCAGGGGTAGGTCAAACCCAGTTTAGAGTTGATCAACAACAAATCTATATCCCAGATCATAGATTAGGATTGAACACCCCCATCATCTATTATACTAATGGTGGAACAACTATTAGTGCCTGGAGTGGTATTACTAGTTCCAATATATTCCCACTAGAATCTAATAGAAATCTTTTTGCAGTTCCTATTAATAAGGACATACTCGGTATTGCAACAGTTCGTGTTGGTATTGATAGTATTTCTGGAGAGTATGTTGGAGTTAATAGTGAGTCAGGTGGTCTTCTTTACTTTACTAATTCGGTTGGTCTTGGTAGTTACCATAGTTTTAAAACTAATATTCCGTCAGTATTAAGTAGTAGATTTTCTAAAAATATTGTTACGGTTTCTACTGCAAGTACTCATGGTATAAAACCTGGCGATAGAATTACTAACGACGTAAACCCAACTACGACTACAGAAATATCAGTCATTTATGATGAGTATAACCGAAGAATGGTATTTGATCCCGATACTATTGAACCAGTAGGAATTAACACGGTATCTAATACGTTTACTGTTCCCGATAATAAGTATCAAATCGGTGATAAGGTTATCTACAGTTCAATAATACCTGATCCCAGTCTTTCTAACAAAGGTCTCTATTATGTTTATGTCTTTAAGAATAATCAGATTAAACTAGTTGAGTATGCTTCTGAATTAGGAAAAGAAAACCCGATATTTGTCAATATTGGAACTGCACACACTACAACAATTTCTAGGGTCAACCCATCAATCAAAGTTCAAAAAAATCAGAATTTAAAATTTAATCTTTCTGACAATTCTTTATCATTCGCTAATGCTGGTGCTAAATTTGCGGCATTTGATATGTTTGTGTATAGTGACTTGTCATATGCAAATAAATTCTGGATTGCAAAAAATTCGGATTCATTTGAAGTTACTAAATCTGGAACTGTTGGTATTGATACTGATGCAAACTTGACTCTTTATGTTAGTGAAAATATTCCTACTAATTTGTGGTATAACTTTGAGCCTGATAATATTGACATCAATCTTCCAGTAAAGATAAGAAAATACACTGACACTTCAGTTTATAATAACAACCAAATCAATATCACTGATAATAAATTTGATGGTAGTTACAACGTTGTAGGTGTAACATCTATGACTTTCGAGTATAACATACCTTATAATAGAGATACTACTAATTCATACAACCCAACCACTGCAATTCTTAGCTACACTACAAATTCTTCTAATACAGTTGGTCCTATTTCGAGATTGACCATCTTGAATGGTGGTAGAGGTTACAGATCTCTTCCTGGATTTACTTCGGTAAGAAGTTCTACTGGTACTGGTGCTCTACTACAACCATCGAGCACTACAATTGGTAATATTATATCAACGAAAGTTAACTACATTGGTTTTGGTTATCCATCTGACACAACTCTGAATGCTTCTGCTAACTTACCAGAGATTTTGAGAATTGAACCTTTGGCGTCATTTGATTCTATTGGTATTAGTTCTGGTGGTTTGAATTATTACGAGGCTCCTGGGCTTGTCGTAGTTGATGGCTCATCAAAACTACAAATAACTGATGTAAAATTGGATTATGAGTTGGATGACACCGAAGTTACTATTGTAGAGAACACTATCTCCCTGAACAATGTCACTCCAGAAATTATTCCTGTCAATAATTCAAATGGATTCGGTATTAGTTCTATTAGTTACAACTCTACATCAAAAATTGTAAGACTATCACTATCTAAACAGTTTAGTGATCCTCAAGACTGGCCATTTAAGGTTGGTGAGACAGTAATTGTTGAAAATATTGCGATTGGGTTTAATACTACAGGAAAAGGTTATAATTCAGAGAATTATAATTATGCACTATTCACTCTAACTGCAACTGATAGTAATCTTGGTGGATCGGGTTCGTATATTGAATATGATCTTTCGGATTATCTTGGTGATGGTGAATTTCCTGGAAAAATAATAACTTTTGCTGCAGCAAAAGTAACTCCAAAGACATATTTCCCAATCTTTGACATTAAACTTAAAATTTCCAATTTCTTTGATGGAGAAAAAGTTTCAAATGATGATAGTGTAGGTATAGTAGAGAGATGGGATCCGGTTAGTGAGTATTTGTTCGTTTCTACTAATTCAGATTTCGAAGTTGGTAGTATTATTGAGTCCGAAACTTCTCAAATCAAGTCTAGAGTTAAATCTAAGATTGATTTTAACTCAACTATCAGTATTGGTGCAGGAACAACATTTATTTCGGGTTGGCAATCAAATTCAGGTTTCTTGAATGATAATTTACAAGTCATTCCTAACAACGAGTACTATCAGAACTTCTCATATTCACTCAAATCCAGAATTCCCTATAAGATTTGGGATGACCCAGTAAGTTCTCTTAACCATACTGCTGGTTTTGATAAATTTGCAGATCTGGTCATCGATAACAATGCTGCTAGTATTGTATCTGCAAAAGAAGTAACTATCGATACAGTAGTTGATCTTATTGGTGAGGGTGACATGTATTGTTTCCCCGATTTTGATGGTGCGACAGAGACTACTATTGATATTACCAATGGTAAAACTATATCTGACCAAATTATATTTGAAAATAGAATTTTACTAGATTACTTTGAATCTATAGGAAACAGAGTATTAAAACTAGATGATCTTAGCGACCAATTTAATAGTAATCCAAGAGATACAAAATACTCTATTGTAGACTTCTTTGATAATAAATTCTATTTCAATAAGTTTTTTACTTTGGTTCAGGATAGAGAAGTTAGAAATAGAAAACAGTCTAGTATTGTTTCTGTTGTACAAGATGGAACTAGAGGTTATGTCAATCAATATGGAACTTTAGATACTGCAATGTCTTTAGGTTATTTTGACTATATTGGTGCAGGAACTAGTTCATGGGGCTTAACTTTCTATCCAACTTTGTTTAAGTATAGTAACTATGATATTTCTTACTTCACTTTCAGTGGATTGAATGATGTAACTGGAATTGCAACTCAACAAATTGGTAACGTTGTTAGAATTTCGACCGCAAGTACCAATGTATCTGTTGCAACTACAACTAATCTGGTATCAATTTCTTCTACCTATAGAGCAGCAAAACTTCTTATTCAGATGGAAGATGCCGAAAATAACTACTATGGTAACGAACTCAATATCCTTCACGACGGAACAAATGTAACCTCTCTTCAATATGGTGCAAATGATAACAAGGTTGGTCTTGCGGGTCTACCAAGTTCTGGATTTGGAACCTATAATGCGTATATTTCTGGAGGATTGGTAAAAGTTGATATTATTCCAACTGTAGGAACTGCGGTTACTGCAAATGTGAGTATTGTTTCTATTGCAGACAATAGTGCTTCTGGAGTTTCTACGTCAAATCTTGTAGTTACAAATCTATCATCTTATTCCAAATCTATTGCGTCTTCAGGTTCTCCTGTCGAAAATATTGTTGCTTCTTACACATCCCCATTCAATTCCGAATACTTTGTTGTATCGGTAGAGGACACTACAAACAATGAGTATGAGATGTTTGAGGTAAATGTCCTTGATAACAGTACTGTAAATAGAATTGTCAAATATGGTGATATCAGAACTAATGTAGGTCTTGGAACAGTTGGTGTTACGAATAGTAATACCGAAACTCATCTTGTATATACACCAAATCCGAATATCAATGTTGAAATAAGAGCATTTGGTATTTCTCTTAAGAATTTCAACAACATTGTTGGCATCTCTTCAATTGACCTCGATAATAACATTCTATTTTCCGAACATGGAACTTACACTGGTACAGAGTTCGATAAAAAGACTTCATTCAAGTTACAATCAAGCAATTTAGATGTATTCCAAAGAAGTTTTGTTGGGAACAGTACTTCTGTAGTTAATACTACTAGCAATCAAGTTATTTTGGAAGATCACTTCTTCGTAACCGGTGAGAAAGTTACTTACGATTATGAAAATTCTATTCTATCAACTGCAAACGCTATTGGGATCGGAACTACAAGTGTAGCTGGTGTATCTACTAACAAACTTCCATCTACTCTGTATATTGTCAAATATAGTGAAAAGTCTGTAGGGTTTGCAAAAAGTGCAGCAGATGCACTGAGTACAATTCCCGTCGTATTTGATCTAACCTCTGTTGGTATTGGAACATTCCACAAAATTGGCGCAACTAATCAAAATGCTAGAGCATTGTTGGCAATTGACAATATGGTTCAGTCACCTGTAACTGAGGTTAATATTGAAACAAGTTTGTCTGAAAGTATTGTATTTGATGTAGATTTTAGTGTTGTTGGGGTTACATCGTTCAAAGCAAATGATTTGCTTAAGATTGACAATGAAATTATGCTTGTTCAGAACACGGGAGTTTCTTCCGAGAATAGTCTTAAAGTTCTACGAGCACAAATGGGAACACAGGTTGCAGCACATAATATAGGAACCTCAGTCAATTTACTTGGTGGTAACTATAATATTGTTGATAATATCATTCACTTTGCTTCTGCACCATTTGGAGCAACTCCAATTGGAACTACTACAGCAGGACCTGATAATGTAGATTGGGCTGGCGTTACCACGTACTCAAGTTTCCAAGGTAGAACCTTTATGAGGAGTGGTATTCTTAATGATGACCTTGATACCTATGCGACTAACTATACATTTGATAATATTCAAAGTGGATTTAATGGTCAAAGAAAAGTATTTACTTTGACGCAAAATGGTCAAAATTTAGTCGGATTTGCAACCAACCAGGCGATCGTATTAAATTCAAATATTCTTCAAGAACCACTAGGTGGTCAGATAACATCTGGAGACTATAGTTTCCTTGAAGTTGCGGGTGTGACTAGTATCACATATCTCGGTGATAGTGTCTCATCTGAAGAAGACCCGAATAAGGCTTCAATTCCTAGAGGAGGAACACTTATCTCTGTTGGTTCTACTCCAGGTTTTGGTTTCCAGCCATTAGTTAGCGCTGGAGCTTCAGTATTCGTCAACTCTGGTGGAACAATCAACTCGATTAGTATTGGTAATAGTGGTTCTGGTTATAGAACTGGTATTCAAACTAACGTAGGTGTTGGTATTATCACATCATCAGCCGGAGATGTTCGAGTTATTGGTATTGGTACTGCAAACATTGTAGATGGTCATGTAGATAGTATTGATCTTTACAACCTTGGTTCCAATCTTGACTTTAACAATCCACCCATTGTCGTTATAGACAAACCTCTTGGTTACTCAAATATTCCTTTGGTCTATAGTTCTAATTCTGCACCTGGAGTTGGTACTGGAGCAAGAGTTGATATTATTGTTGGACAAGGTTCTAGTGTTATCAATTTTGATATTATAAGTGGTGGTTTTGGATATAATGTTGGCGACAAACTCAATATTGCTATTGGCGGAACAACAGGTGTTAAGACTGATTCAAGTCTTCCATTCATTCCGTTTGAATTAAGTGTCACTGATGTATATCGAGATACTTTTAGTGGGTTTACTGTTGGCGAACTTGATGTGTTTGATAGTGTTAACGAGTTGTTTGACGGGTTAGCTACAAAATTCCCTCTTACGATTTCAAATCTACAATTTGCTATTGAATCTAAAAAAGGTTCAAACATCAATCTTGCTCAAGCACTAATTATAACAATCAATGATATTTTGCAGATTCCTGAAGTTTCGTATAACTTCACTGGTGGTGGTTATGTAGAATTTACAGAACCTCCCAAAAAGGGTGACACTTGTAAAATTATCTTCTATAAGGGTACCCCAGATGTTGATGTTGTGTTTGTTGACATTCTCGAAACCGTTAAAATCGGCGATACATTACAACTGAAGAATGACATCGCAAAAGGTCAAACTTTTGGTTTATATCAAGACCCAAGAGTAGTGACAGGTATTACTACTCTCGATACTGTAACCACTCTTGCTTACAACGGTCCTGGTGTTACTACAAATACTGCTCTTGTAAGACCTGTTACTTGGTGTAAGCAAACTGATGATATTATAATCAATGGTGACTTTATAACCAAAGATAGAATTGACCAGGAACCTTATATCTATCCTTCCGCATATCTAACATCGTATGTTGGTTTCACTAGTGCCTATGGTTATGTTGATAGTATTAGGCCATTATTTAACTCTAGCAGTGAAACAAATCTTCTGGATTATCAAGATAAAATTGTAATTATAGACCAGGGAACTATCGATGTTGCAACTGCTACTGCATCTACTGGTACTGGTGGAATAATCACATCATTTACTGTAAGTAATGTTGGTGCAGGTTATTCTTATCTAACAAATCCTGTAGTGTCAGTTTCTTTACCAGATGAACTCAATGGGACCAGAGCAACAGGTATTGCTTCAGTAACCGGTGATGGTGTAATATCAATTTCTGTATCTAATGCAGGAACAGGATACACTCAGGCACCTATTGTTCTTATTCAACAACCTTCGGTTAGAAGAGAGAAAATTGGAATTGGCTCATACTTCGGTGATTATGGTAATATTGTTGGTTATGCACATTCTGGCATCAATACCGCGTTTATTGAACTACATATCCCAGAAGATTCTTACATGAGAGATGCATCTATTGCAGGTGTTGCCGTTACGGTCAGTCAATTGATTCCTGGGGATTTCTTCATCGTCAATGACTCGAACGTAGGCATATTTACTGACAATAACTTTGATGGAATATACTATGTCAAGAATGCGGAAAATGTGACTAAGGATCTTTCGAGTATTGGTCTTGGCGTAACTGCAGTTAGACGAATTGAGTTCACAAGTCAAGGGTATTCTTCTGGTTCTGGTGTATTTGATAATTCACGTATATACGGCGAATACACATGGGGTAAACTGCAGTTCATAAACAGAGTTTCTACAACTGCTCTAGAGTTCTTCCCTGAAGGATACAGTGGATTATCATCGTCACCTCTGATACAAAGATTTGAACCTTTGAAATTCAATAATTATAATGTTTAGATAAATACAAACATAGAAAAGGATTCTGTATAGAAGATGGCATACCAAGGTATTAATACGGGTTCATCTCCCAATAGTGGAACAGGTGACTCACTTATTCAAGGTGCCGAAAAGGTTAACAGTAATTTTGTTGAACTTTATAACATTGTTGGTAATGGGTCAACCACCTTTGTTGGTATTGTAACTCAAATTACAGCCGGTACTAATGTAAGTATTAGCACCTCGTATGGTTCTGTTCAAATATCTTCTCAAGTACCATCACAGATAAATGTCACAAATTTAAATGTAAGTGGTGTTTCGACATTAGGTGTTACGTCAATAACGGGCTCTGCACTAATATCTGGTCCTACGACAATTGTCGGTGTCA